GGTGAAGGTCACTTTACTAACACAGACTTGGTTCGTGCTAACCCTAATGTTGTTGATGGTTATGAGAAGTGGGCAGAGGAAACCTTTGCGGGTAAGCATGCTATCCATCTTGTTACATCAGAGGGGCTGGAGACAGCTGACCAGAACATGGTGCAAGCAAAGATTGACCAGTATCAACCGGACATTGTAATCCTTGACTATCACGGTCTATTTGACGACTCAAGCGGTGCGAAGAATGAAACAGAGAAGGCTAAGAACCTTTCTAAGGCATTCAAACGCATGGCTGTTAAGAACGGGGTGCCAATCATTGATGTGGCAGCAGTAACTATGAATGATGGTCACTCAGAGCGACCACCAGAATTAGAAGAAGTCGCTTGGAGTAAGCAGTTGGCATATGATGCTGACTTAGTGTTGGCAATCCATCGTGATTACAACTCTGACTTATTCCAAGTGGTATCAAGGAAGGTAAGGCGGTCAACTCATTTTGGTTTTCTCCTTCGTTGGAATTTAGACACAGGAAAGTGGGCAGAAGAATGGGATCTGTAAAGAATAAGAAAAAGAATGTTCTCTACGGGGAAGCTCAAGACATTGAGACAATCATTAGGCTAAGACCTTGGATTGAGGATGAATGTCGTAAGAAATACGGAGACTTTAGAAAGAGTGATCTTGTAACAGATTATGATGCAAAGACAGACATTTTCAAGTTCAAGCTCTTCTTTCACAAGTAAGATGGAAGATGAAATTCGTAAGCTATTTGATAGTTACAACATTGATGTAGCCTCAGATAGTGGTAATGAATTTAATATCTACTGTCCATTTCACAAGAACCTCCATAGTCCAGCTTTCTTTATCAACAGGAAAACTGGGCTGTGGCAGTGTTTCAACCCCTCTTGCGCTAAGCGAGGAAACTTTAGACAGCTTTATCGTCAGATAACAGGCAAGCCATACGGCAAGAGCATAACTCTTGACTCGGCTGCTCTGACTAATGAAATTGAAAGAGGATTCCGGGGCAAGGTTATCTCAAATGAGATTGATATTGATTCTGTCGCTGTTGATTATGACAACAACGATGAAACAATGTTACTGTCTAAGTTCCTTGATAGAGGTTTATCCCTTGACACGATGGACCATTTTGAGATTGGCTTCTCCAGAGTTAAGGAGAGAATTGTTATTCCAGTAAGAGACCCCAACTACAAGCTGGTTGGTTTTATTGGGAGAGCAACGACTGATGAACAAGAGCCTAGATACTTATACAATAAAGGATTCAAGCGAGCTGATGTGTTATTCAATATTCAGAATGCAAAGAAACACCCTAGTTGTATAATTACAGAAGGCAGTGTTGACGCAATGATGGTTCACCAAGCTGGCTACCCTAATGTTGTGTCAACACTCGGTGCTCAAGTTAGCAAAAATCAAATAAAAATGCTCAAAAGGTATTTTGACGAATTAATTATATTTTCCGACAACGATGACGCAGGAATCGCCATGAAGAATGATATAATAAACCTCTGCCGAGGCAAAGTTCTTTCCGAGGCAAAGATAGCTGATGGTTGTAAAGACCCCGGCGAAATGAAAAAAGAACAAATCACACACAGTATTGAAAACAAAATTTCAATCATATAACAAAAGGAAAACAACATGACATTTGCAAGTATTAAATCACTTCAAGACCTCGAAAAGAGCGTCACACCTACACAAAACAAACAAGGAACTGGAATCAAGAAGTATTTCAGCCTTTCATCAGGAGATTCATTTAAGATTCGTTTCCGTCAGGAACTTACTGAAGATGCATCATTCTTTGATGAAGAGGTTGGTACAGGAATCACTGTTCCTGTTGTAACATCACCTATTAACTGGAAATGGCGAGCAGCTTCTACTTCCTCACTAGAGAAGTTTAACTATCGTTGTTGGGCAACCGAACAGGCTGTCCATGACAAGGCTTGGAAGCCAAAGCCCCATTTGCTTATCAACATCGCTGTTGAGATTGAACCCGGAGTTTGGGAGCCTCGTGTCCTAGATACGACATTCAACCAGCGCCATATCGGTATGATTCTTATTGAATATGCAAAGGAATTCGGAACGATTACTGACCGTTACTACAAGTATTCACGCACAGGATCATCTGCATCAGATACAAACTACAGTTTGATTCCTCTTTCGCAAGGAGAGATGCCATCTGAAATTACTGAATTGCCGATGCATCAGCTTGATAGCATGTACCTCACTCTCTCTTATGATAAGCAAGAGAAGTTCTTTACTACTGGAGAAATTGCCAAAGATTCTTGGTGATTAATTAACTGCTACGGTAAAGCCCCGCCTACAAAGCGGGGCTTTATTCGTATGAAGGCATAAATGAAAAACAAAAATATTGTTCTTGACCTTGATGGTGTTATTGCTGATATTGCTTCGTCAATTGATGAGTATATTACATTTACTGGTGTAAAAGAGCGTTACGACTATACACATTGGTTAACATCTGATCATGATGATGAAGAAGCAATGAAGCTATTTAATGATCCTATGTTCTGGAAGAACTTAAAGCCGTATGAAGATGCTTGGCATCAAGTTAATAAGTGGTTTAGTGATGGAATCGATGTCCATATTGTTACTGCAAGAAGATGTGATGCTGCAATCAAGAACACATCTCCTTGGCTTGATGGATGGAGGATTGCAACGCTTGAACCTGTGTTCACAGGAATCCATGAAAAATACAAAGTAATCAAAGATATCAATCCACAATTTGTTGTTGAGGATAATCCCAACGAAGTTCAAATTTTAATTGATAACGGAGTGAACGCTTTTCTCAGAAAGCAGTGGTACAATGAGCCATACTGGGAAACCTTACCGACCATAGAAACCTTATACGATATAGATTGGAACTAAGTGACTGATTTCGTACACTTACACTGTCATTCCGAGTACTCACTCCTTGATGGAATGTCAACCCCCACAGAGATTGCAAAAATCTCTAGCACGAATGGTCAATATGCTGCTGCAATTACTGACCACGGCACGATGGGCGGTGTCTTGAAGTTTCAAGATGCTTGCAATAAGCAGAGCGTAAAACCAATCTTTGGTGTTGAAGCTTATTTTGTTCCGTCTATCAACACAGATGCTCAGACAAAGTATGAGAGATTTCATTTGATTCTTCTTGCGAAGAACAACACTGGTCTTCAAAAGCTTTTTAGAATCTCACAAACTGGTTGGACAGATAACTTCTACTACAAGCCTCGTATTGATTTCAATCTTCTTGAAGACATGGTTGATGATGACATCATTGCATTGTCCGGTTGCATGGGCGGTCCAATTTCAAAAGCTATTGAGGCTGGCAACTATTCACGAGCAGAAGAATTATCTGAACGGTTTATCAAGATCTTCAAGGATGACTTCTATTACGAAGTACAGGCTTGGAATCCAAAGAACCTAAACGACTCACTTATCAATCTTGCTAGTACCTATGGTAAAAAAGTTGTAGCAACTGCTGATTGCCACTTCCCTACACACGATGACCGTGGACCAGAAGAAGTTCTCCTAATGGTTTCTCAATACCCAAGTTTAAATGCGGGTGATATTCGTGTTGCTCAGCAGAATCTTCATGTCATCCATGATGAGAACGCAAGTGTCATTGACAAGATGAACGCTATGTACCCAGAACGCTTCTTGCGGTTTGACCACATCAATCCATACATTGCTAAAGCTGATGTTGTTCAGTCATGGTTCAAGGATGCTGGTTACGATAATATTGAATACCTTGAGAACACAATGGAAGTCGCTGATAAATGCACAGCGACAATTGCGACTAAGAGAAACCTTCTCCCAAAGTATTCCAAGGTTCTTGATTCAAACTTCTATCTGAGAGAGATTGCTGAGTTTGCAATTCAGACAAACAAGCTTGGTGCTGAGTATCAGGAAAGACTTAATGAAGAACTTGGAATCATTGAACAACTTGGCTTCTCTGATTATTTCTTGATTGTATGGGATTTGGTTAAGTGGGCTGATGAGAACGATATTGGTCGTGGTACAGGGCGAGGTTCTGTTGGTGGTTCTGTGCTTGCTTATCTTCTTGATATCTCAAAGGTTGACCCATTGAAATATGGACTCCTCTTCTCACGATTCATTAATCCAGAACGAAATGACTATCCGGACATTGACTTGGACTTTGAGGACAAGCGCAGAGGGGAAGTACGAAACTACCTCCGTGATAGATGGGGTCATGACAATGTTGCTGCTATTTCAACATATGGTGGATTCAAACCTAAGTCTGTAATTAAAGATATCTCTCGTGTCTATCAAGTTCCATTTGCTGAGATTAACAACATCACTCCATACTTTGAAACATTGCAGGAACTTGAAACATCACCTAAAGGCAAGATCTTCTGTAGTAAGTACCCAGATATCATTAAGCTTGCAAAGAAACTTGAGGGTCGTATTCGTAACTCAGGAATCCATGCTGCTGGCATGGTTGTTTCATCAATCCCTCTAAGCGATGTTTGCCCTGTTGAGACAAAGAAAGATACAAGTGGAGAAGGTCGTTCTATTGTTACTGCTTTTGACATGGAAGATGCAGAGGCAGTTGGTCTGATTAAAATCGATGTTCTCGGTCTAAAGACCGTTTCTGTTATTAAAGATTGCATCGCAAAGATTAAAGAAAATCGGGGCATTGATGTTAGTCAGCTTTCATTAGAATTAGATGACCCAGAAGTATTTAAGAACTTCAATGATGGAAATACAGTAGGTATCTTCCAAACAGATGCTGCTGCTTATCGTAACTTGATTGAAAGAATGGGTATTGATAACTTCAATGACCTTGTTGTATCTAACGCACTTGTAAGACCGGGAGCCTTGTTATCGCAGGGTCAGGTTTATATTGACTGTAAGAAGGGGATAAATGCTCCAAAGTATCCACACCCTATTGTTAAAGATATCCTTGAGGAAACATACGGAACGGTTATCTTTCAGGAACAGTTAATGCAAATGGCTGTACTCCTTGCTGACTTCACATGGTCAGAGGCTGACAAGCTTCGTAAGATCATTGGTAAGAAGAGAGATGCTGCTGGATTTGATGAGTACAAAGAAAAGTTTGTTAACAATAAATATATTAAGAAAGCAGCAGCTGAGAAAATCTGGGCGGAATTTGAACTAGCAGCCTTGTATATGTTTAACAAGTCTCACGCTGTTGCTTACTCCATGCTTTCTTATCAGACCATGTGGTTGAAGATTCATTACCCAATTGAATTCATTTGGTCACTTCTATTTAATGAATCAGCAGGTGACAAGATTACGGCTTATTTGATGGAAGCGCAAAGGGTGGGCGTAAAGATACTAGCACCTGATGTGAATCACTCGGATGAATATTTTTCGGTAAGCATCAAGGGCGAGGAGGAGTCAATTCAGTTCGGATTGTCTAATGTTGCCGGATGTGGTAACTCAGCTATCAAGGAGATTTTTGAAAAGCGACCATTTGATTCGTATGAGGAGTTTACTAACAAATGCAGAAAGTCTGCGGTGAAGGTAACTGTAAGAGAAAATCTAGAGAAGGTAGGGGCATTTAAATCTTTGGGTCATGTCTCGGCTTACGATCACGAGAAGTATTATCTTCCTGTATTGGGTTTCTCACTTAACACTAATGGTGAACAGAATGAAATGGATGAGTTTGTCGGGAAGCTTGCAGACTTCCACGAAATCACCTCTCCATTGACGCTGGTGAAGGCTGTGGTGCGTTCTACAAAGAAAACGCCTCAGTACCTCCGTATTGAGTTTGAAGACCATTCTGGCTCGTCTACGGTGTTTGCTGAGCGTAATACCGAACTTGCCACACGGGACTATATTTATGCTCTTATCGGGGATAGAACATTGCACGACTTCTGTGATGCATATGAGTATTACGATTCAAGCTTGTATAACTTCATGATGCTACGGGCAAAGGGACATGACCACGATTACGGCTGGTTGCATAAGACGGGTCTTGGAACTGCTGAGCAGGAAAAGACGCTGATGTATATCTTCCATATGCGCAAATTCATTACATCCACCGAGAAGGAAATGGCGAACCTCTACTGCTGGGATGGGGAGAAGATTTTCAAGGTCGTGGTGTTCCCGAACACGCTAAAGAAGATTAAAGGTATTCTTCAGACCAAGACATGGTTTGCAGCGAGGTTGGAAAAGATTGAAGACCAAAAGACACTGACACGACTTGACTCTTACAAGGTTGAGAGTGACAGTGGTATTATCTCTATTGAGAATTATATCGAAAGAAAAGGAATAAAGAGGGAAAGCTATGTTTGATGATATTATTAAGAATTCCAAGTGGTCTGAATCTCATGGCACAGTGGGGAATCATGCTGGAATGGGGATTTTTTACTATGCACTTCCTTATTCTTTGAGGGCGAGTAGCATTGTTTGCTTGGGTTCCGGTGCTGGTTTTGTACCAAAGTTGGCTGTTGAATCACAAAAGTCTTTAATTAAAGAAGGTCTACTTGGTCAATATAATGTCAACTTGATTGATGCAAACATTGGACCTTGGGGTTTACCAATATACACCGCTGAAGGGATTATTGGTTACCCAGAAATTAATCTTATTGTTGATAAGACAGATAACTGCCATCAATTGTTTGATTCAATTGACTACCTGCATGTTGATGCAGACCACACATATGAGCAGGTTTATAAAGACCTAGAGAATTATGGTTCAAAGATGAACAAACATGAGGTATGGGCTATTACTGTTCATGACACAAAGAATTCTTCTGATGATGATCATCCAGACATCGGATCTTATCGTGCTGCTGTGGATTGGTCAACGAAGTATGGACATGACATGCTCAACTTCCCTGTCGGTTGCGGAACTGCTGTCATTATGCCAAAGGTTGGTCGCTAATGGATAGATGGGAATACCTCATCTCCAAGGAGTACATGATTCGTCATCATATTTGCGAATACTATTTTGGTGATGTTGATACTGTTATCGATGTAGGGGCGTACAAGCAAAGCTTGATTAATGTAAAAAGAGTTGTACAAATTGATCCTCTCGGTTCAATGCCAGAATCTTTTCATGGCACAGTCAAAGAGTGGTGTAACAAGCAAGGTGAATTCTTTGATATCTCAGAGTGTGGAGTGATGGCTCTAGGTCTTGAAATCGAAGGAGATGACGGTGAGTGGAATTGTTTCTCTTCACTTGTTGAGCAATCAAAAGTCGCAATTATTGAGCATTCAGTTACTCATGCGCCTAGCGTTTTGCAATTCAATAAAATACTGGATACCACAGAGAAGAGGGTTACAACGATGATTGATTTTGAATTTTGCGATATGCAAACAGAAGGTTTCATTCCTCATGGTAAAAGGAAACTGGCTATTCTGGAAAGGAAATAATTTGAAGCTGTCATTGCACACAGACCAGTTTGTTAAGGATGCGAACGGCAAGTCCGGTTATTCGTATAGTTACTACAAAATGATTGAACATTTCTCTAAGTTTACTTATAGGAATGAAAAGATGAAAATCCTTGATAATTCTAGTGAAGCAAATGCTCAGTTGTTTTATATGGAGCCTGAACGGTACAACCATCACAATATGCAGAACTTGCGTAGCCCTGATTTTATAAAATTTCATGACAATCAATACAAGATACAAGGAACGCATTTGGAGGCTACAAAAGTATGGGACCATTGGATTGATGCAATGAATTGTGTGGATGAGATATGGGTTGGCAATTATTTTGCACAAGATGCTGTTATTAATTCCGGAATTACAACTCCAACATATGTTTTTGAAATGGGAATTGATGAAATGTGGAAGCCTCATAGAAGAGGTGGAAACAGAAAGATAAAGTTCCTGCACATTGACTCAGCAAGTCCTCGGAAGAGGGCTGATATGGCACAGGCTGCCTTCTCTAAAGCGTTTCAGGGCAGGCATGATGTTTCTTTAACCTTGAAGTATCACGGTAATGAGAATACAGAAGGGTTTGGCATATCGTCAATGTTGGTACCTCGCCATGACAATATTACTTATATTCACGAAACTCTATCTCAAGAAGATTTAATTAAGCTTTACCATGATCATGATGTTTTGATTTACCCTAGCGAGGGTGAAGGCTTTGGGTTCATCCCCCTACAAGCCCTTGCTACCGGAATGCCAGTTATTTCAACAGGCTTATGGTGCTCGTATAAAGATCTCTTGGGTAGAAATATTATAGATGCTAAATTAGGCAAGACTCAGAATACTGGGTACACCTGTGGAGATGTTGTCCTTCCTGAAATTGATTCTTTAATTTATTTGATGAGAAGAGTGGTGGATAATTTTGATGATGAAGTAAATTATTATTTCAATCAAGCGCCATCTGTTTATGACAGGTATAATTGGCAAACGAGATGCGATGCATTTCTTAAGTCTGTGGTTAAAAGACTTGGCACAAAAACTTTCAACTAAAAACTTTTAATTAAATAAGGAGAAAAATGCTAGTAGTAGATAAAAGAAAAGGCGACCATATGCCTATTCATGAGGTTATTCCAACACCAAGTATCGGTTTGAATCGTGCGCTTGGGGGAGGGCTTAACTCAGGGGCAACCCATTTGTTCTGGGGAACACCATCAGTTGGTAAAACAACAATGTGTTTCCGGATTCTTGCGGAAGCTCAAAGACGAGGATACCGACCAGTCATTATTGACTCGGAGTATTCTTACAATGATCAATATGCTGCCAAGTGCGGTATCAATATTGATGATGTTGTTGTAATTCAATCAACAATTGTAGAAGAGATTATGAAGGCTCTCATCGGCTATTTGAATAACGATGTTGAGAAACACATCTTCCTGTTTGACTCTCTATCAAACATCATCAAAGAAGAGTTTTATGACAAGCCAGAAGGTGGTAAAGCAATGGGGCTTCAATCCCGTTCGCAGGGCTACCTTCTCCAGAAGCTTGTTAATTACCTCCACAAAGAACGGAACATTATGCTATTCGTAGCTCACCAGACCGTTGACCTTAGCGGAATGTTTGCTGTAACAAAAGCAAAGATGGGCAATACTGTCCACCACAACATGCACAATGTTGTAAAACTGTTCCTTTCAATGTCACAGAAGGAGATGGAGCGTGATAATACTCACACCATCACTTCACAAAGGGCTGTCTGGACAATTGAAAAGACAAAGCAGATTCCTACTATCGGCGCTCAAGGTTATTACTATGTTCTCCCTCAAGAGGGCAAGATTGATACTGACCGGGAGCTTGTTGATATTGCGGTTGAGATGGATATCATTCAGCGCAGAGGTGCGTGGTACTCTTATGGAACTGAGAAGTGGAATGGGATGACAGCTATTGATTTGTCTGAAAAGGTTAGAAGTGAAATTGCAACTCTAATCTTGGGTCGTGAGTTTGAAGAGGTGTGACATGGTTATCTATCTTCTAGTCATCGCCGGCATTTGTGTTGGAATTGTTTACAATCTAATTAAGTTTTACCAAGAGTTTAAGGAGACAATGGATAATACGGATATGGAGATTGATTAATGAGAAAAGAGCAAAGCACTCTTATCCACTTCCACATGATTACTCGTGGTTTATCAAACTATGAGACACCTTGTGGCAAAACTGGTGGTGATTACTATGTCACTCAAAATAAAAAAGAAGTAACCTGTAAATCTTGTAAGGAATACAATGAAAAGAAATGAAAAAGAAGAAACCAAGCGTGACGGGGCTAGACCAGTTAAAAACTCTGGTCGGGGATTCCGGAAGGGTGATGCAACGATGAATGAATTTGTTGTGGACTATAAACACAACGGCAAGACATTTACTCTCACAAGAGATGGATGGATCAAGCTGAGAAAAGATGCTTGGAGATCAACATATAAACATCCGTGTCTGTCTGTTGTCCTAGGAGAAGATTCCGATGTCAAGGTTGCCATCATTGAATGGCATGTATTTAAAGAACTGATTCGGGATAGTGATTATGAATAGCATTGTTTATGCTTTATTCCCAACCACTGTAACGCAATCGGTGTACCCGGATAGTGATAGTTTTCTTGAATTATTTTATCAGCATTGGGAAGGGCATTTCTCTGGTGGTTTATCTGGAGAATCGTCTGGTAGAAATGCTGTTCATCATCAAAAAGAATTTGCTGGACTTTTCACTTTCATTACTGAGTGTGTTCAGCAATATTTGGAAACAATTGGGATTGAGCACAGAAATTTTGATATAAATATTGTAAAGTCTTGGTTGAACTCCTCCACTAAGGCTCCTCTAAGAATGCACACTCATGGAGATTCTCATCTATCTGTTGTTTACTACGCAGCAACTCCCGAGGATGGCGAGCAAACTTTGACTTTTGTAGACTCTAGCCATGATAGAGATCCTTATGTGGGGATATCTGGATATAACGCAAAAGAATGGAATCCGTATGGTGCAAAAGCTTGGGACTTTGAAACACGCAAAGGGCAAGTTTTTGTCTTCCCATCAAACACTTTGCACTACAATACGAGGAAAGATGAGACAAACGCTGAAGAACCACTTGTTGGGAGTCTGGATGATATCAAGACAAAAAGAATATGCGTAGCTTGTGATATCCTACTTACATACTCCGATGTCTCAAGCAAGCATCTCGGAATCCAGCCAGTTACTCATTGGAGAAAGTTCCATTGAGTTATAAAAGAAAGATAAATAAATAAAATGCCGGAGCTTAATGCTAATATACCAATGATTGAATGTTATGTTAGAGGTAACTTCCTAAGAGACCAGTTGGACTCTCATGATAAATACTTTCCCTGCATGATTTTTGGAGTAACTAGCATTCAGGGGAGAAGTCCTCTGTTCCATTTCTTAATGGAAGATGGGGGTGTTTGGTGGAGAATGCCTATAAACGCTTTCTGTGAAAGACCGGGTGTACCTGAAGTTGATATTCACGAACTTGTTCTGTGGAACTCTTTTAGTCCTCATGTAGCTGTTACTGAGTTTCAAGCAATGAGAAATATGAGAATGGCTTATGTTGCTCGTTCTGGAGAGTTCGTAAACGCAAAATACCTATTTACACTTGATTGGCATGCACCAGATGACAACACTATAAACCTTGGTTTCAGCACAAATCCGGGTCAACACAAATGTGGTCATGTCATGCTTAGAGATGATGGGAACTATGCTATTCAGCCAAACAATAGAGTTAGACTGTTCGACCCTTCGTTTACGACCAAGACGGGAACTTTGATTGAGAGATTTGTCAACACTAGAAAATGGGATGTTGAGGATGCAAACAAGTGGAAAACATCTGATGATAATAGATATCACTATGACATCGAATAGCGGAAGAAAAAGTCTTGAACAAAGATATGGGATGGAAATAGTGGTGCTATGCTGTCGTGAGTGGAAGACGCACTACGGAGATGGGAAGTTTGGTAGATGTGGAATCTGTCATAAACAACCAAAGTTAATTTTAGGAAAAAAATGGGATGAATAGGAGAATGGAAAATGGCTGACATCGTGGTAGACCCGGATTGGCTCGCTGAGCAGATGGGTGATAAAGCACAAGAATTTATTGAGTGTATGAGGATTGTTCAAGACATTATTGATAATCCTCAGAACTATGTAGGAATGCAAGCTATTAAGTATTTAAATGTACTTTCTGGTTATAGAACAATGATGATTGTAAAATCACAAGCATTCAAAAGAAGATCAAGTATTATGTCCGAACAAGATAAGTTCGTTAATGATATCTGGAAAACAATGTACGAAGCGTTATTGGAAAATATCAATGCGTTAAAGATTGCTGCAAAAGGAGCATAAATGTTAAAAGCATTACAACAACTGAAGACACCAAAGGAACCGATTAATAAGGAGGACTTGGTTGAGAAGCTTCTTAATGACGCTATTGATGACCATCTTGCTCTAAGGAACAAGCCAGAATTTAAGAAGGTCGGTGGTTTTCACCCAAGTTACACAAACCAATGTGCTAGATATTGGCATTACCTATTTGAGGGTCAAGAGGTCACACCTTCCTTTAGATCACAGACTTATCGTATCTTTGATAATGGTCACGCTGTCCATGAGCGTCTGTATAGCTATCTCCGTGAGATGGGTATACTTGTTGCCGAGGAAATCCCAGTAACTCATACAGACCCTCCTATTGAGGGTACAGCTGACGGAATCATTGACTGGTATGGTCACAAACTGATTGAATTGAAGTCAATTAGCGCAGAAGGTTTCCAGTATCGCCAGTTCCATAACAAGCCAAAAGATGATCATTATCGTCAGGCTCAGATTTATATGAGGTGTTTGGACTTACCAAGTGGTTATGTTATCTATGAAAATAAGAACAATCAGGAGATATTACCTATCTTTATAGAGCGTGACGATGTTTTTATTGATAAACTGTTTACTAAGTATAATAAAATTTATACTAACTTCCTTGAG